TATGAGGCAGTATAACACGTCTGAGTCGAACGCTATGAAGCAATATAATGCGACCTTAAAAGATTCGCGGGCTAAATTTAATGCTAATATGAGTTTTGCAGTTGACCAGAGTAACGTTGTTTGGAGGAGAGCAGTTAATACTGCGAATACAGCACTTCAAAATGAAACTAACCGTATTGATGTTCAGAACACGTTTACTGCATCTCAAACCGCTTTAAATTCTCTTTGGCAAAACTATAGAGACAATGCTTCTTGGAATTTTCAGAAGGGCGAAAATCAACTGCAGAGAGAACACGCTATAGGTCTAGCGGCTCTTGAGTTCGCAAATACAAAAGAGTTATTTGATATGGAAAACCAACAAGAATACGCGCAATCAATTGGTGAGTTTATTTTTAATTTGTTTAACACTAGCGAAGAGTAATGGATAGAGTATTATGGGATTTAATTTTGTAACAGCAATTACTAGCGCACTAGTAACAGGGCTTGAGAAGAGTGTGGATGTAGGAACAGCAGTTGTAAAGAAAGCTGATTCTTTTCTTGATAACCCTCTAGGTAAGAAGATTATGTCATCTGCAGGTGCTAGTTTCTTTGGGGATGCTACAGGAGAGCAACAACAGGCTCGTCGACAGTTTCCAACACTAGACTATGAGCCGGGACAAACTCAGACCGTAGGGCAAATGACCCCCCTTCAGAATGCTAGGTTTCTACGGGCAGTAGAAAATATACGTAGTCGTCCTATAAACACGGATGTTAAATTACAGCGCATTTTAGATAACAATACAGTTCGACCAACAGCCAGAAGGAGGGCGGCCGCGTCCCCCGGAAGTACTTCTGTGAGAGGAAGAACATTAGCTCCTAAAGCTATATCAACTACAGCTACAACAACAAGAAAAGTCTGAGGAGTATACCTGTGGCAAGATTTAACGTAGACCCATTTAGCGCACCACCTGCAGGGCATTCCCTGACAGAGGACAACACCAAGTGGCCTTGGGGTAATCCACCACGAATGGTAGACCCTAATCAAGTCTTGGATATGCTTGTTGATAAGTTTGAAGGTTCTAAGCGTAAACAAGAATTATTTAAGATGATGTTGGTTGGTGTTTCTATAGAGACAATTGTTGAAGGGGTTATATATCAGGGGTTTGCAGATGGGGCTTTTAGTCCCGACGTAGGCTTGCTAATCAAAGGACCTCTTGGAATAATACTAGCAAACATGGCTGAGGAGGAGGATATTCCGTATCGCCTGTTTGAAAATGAAGATGTCCTAGAAGAGGGTACTATGAACGACAAGACCTTTATGACCCTTATGAAGAGCAACAATCCACAGATGTTTGGATTTATTAGAGAAGCTCTTAACAAAAGTATACGGGAGGGGTCTAACAAGAAACCTCAAGAAGATAATTTCTTAGATACAGATAGGGAGACTGACAAATGAGTTTTCTTCAGGGTGTTGCTATGGGAATGGTTAAGAGGGCTAATGCTGTTAGCAGGCAGAGGGCTATAGACAACAGAGACAGAAAAATAAGAGACGAGGAGAATCGCAATCAAATAGGGCTGTCTTTAGCGAATGGGGTTATAGCTGGTGATGTTCGACCAGAAACCTATAATCTATTTATAGATGACCCAAATTCTAAATTTGAAGATATTGTTCCAAATCTAGCTGCCGACAGAAAATACTACAATGAAATAGTGAAACAAAAAGAACATAAAGAGGCTGGCTTTAAATATTTACAAACTCTTGTTGATGCGGGAATAGTTCCTGCTGAAGAACTAGGTAACGCCACCAATGAGGATTGGGGTATAGATAAGTACTATGATACAGCTACAAAATATGTGACTATAGATGATAGCACAAAAGCGTACGAAGCAAATGTAAAAGCGAAGACAGAGATGTTTGCGAATAAAGATATAAGAGAAGCATACCAAGGACCTGACCCAGCCATAGTTATAGCTGACATGGAATTTACACCTGCGAATATTTTATCTATGAGTATGGCTATGAGTGAAGAAGCAGAAAATCCTATGAAAATAGGCAACTTATCTTTTCCTACTTCTGATGATTATTATAAAAATATAAATGATGCAAATGAGTTAGTGTCTGGAAGAGCGCACTTAGTTGAAATATCTAACCTCATACGTGACCCTAAAACTAGAAAAATGATTGCGGATGAATTTAAAGCTAACCCACAAGCATTAGCAGTTTTTGATGAAGACTTACAAAGATTTGCAGACTATTATATAGGGGGACAAATAAAAAATGCTACTAATTCAGTAACAGGTGAAGTATCTGGGTATGTCCCTCCAGCAACTGATTTTAAAGGGTTGTTTGATTTTCTAAAAGAAGTTAAACCAGATAGTACATATCTTAGTAGAGAATATTCCGAAACTAAAATAAAAAATGCAGCAAAGCAAGCAGGAGAAATTGAAGTTGTTGCTAACTCTCTAGTCTTTAATTACATTGATAGTAATCAGGAAGAACAGACTGGTTTTATAGAATTTGACGAAGGACAAATTGCGTCTATTACTAGAATGGCTACAAACTTAAACTATTCATCTCCTCAAGATTTCATAAATAACTTTAAGTTTATTAAAAGAGCAGATACCCCAGAAGAAGCGTATAGCTCTCTAGTGAGTGCCATTAGATACGAAGCCTTAAATGTAAACGCTTTTAACACTCCCGGTGGGGCTGACGAGAGAGTAAGATTTAATGTAGGAAAAGCTCTTATCGAAGAGTTTAGAGGTAATAAGCTAGAAATGGCACAGTCTATAGTTCCTTTGATGACTGTGAGTTATGATAAGAAGGGTAAGAAACGCGCTGTAACAACAATGAAACCAATTGCCGTTTATTTAAAACAATATTTAGATGTTGACGTTGCAAAAGTAAAAGAACAGTATGGTGCGACTGAAGAAACTATTCGACTACTCAGAGAATTACAAACACTTGTTCTAGACGAGGATACTCCATCAGGTTTTGTAGGAAAATTAAAAGGTGTATTTGGTGGTATTTTTGCAGAGACAGGACAGCTAGACCAGTTGTTAGGAGACAACACAGATAATGTAACCTCACAGCAAGTCCTTACTAAGGCTAAGAGTATGGGTTTTGTAAGTACAGATGTTCTTACTAATTTATCTGAAAAAGAATCTCTTAAACTAACCCTAGCCGCAAAGATGGCTCGTGCTATAGACCCTTCAGGACGTTTATCAAACCAAGACTTTGAAGTACAGCTAGCAAGGCTTGGTCAATCTCAGTTGTTCTCAGCAAAAACTCAATCAAAAGCGGCTCTTGATGTCGTTATAAATGATTTTATAGAAAGACGGGGTAAACTGCAGGGAATATATGACTTAGCGACAGAGACAGCAGAATTTAATCCTGCAGCAGAAAGATTACTTAAAGCTCACAGCGTTATAGACAAGTCTATATCTCAGTTTAGATTAGCATCGTATACAGGTCAAGAACAAGCCAAGAAAGAATCTAGTGTAGGAGCAGTTGGAGCATTAACTGCTATACCTACCCCCGATGGTGGGAATATATATCAGGATGAAAAAGGTACTTTCTTTGAAGATGACCAAGGAAAAACATCTATACCAGACGCAAACGTATTAGATAGACTATCACCAAAAGGACAGAGTATTTAAACATGGCAGAACCAGTAGTCCCAAAAGTTTTTGAACAAGCAGATAAACGTCCTCTTGTAATAAAAGAAGACAAGGGAATGTCACAACTCCCTGTGTTAGGTGTTGGAGAAGTTGACACAACTATATCTGATGCGGCAAGAGAAGACCTTGAATTACAGCAAAAAGGTTTTACTATTCAGGATGTTCTTAAAAACTCTCGCGAGGGTATAACAACCAACATAGGGGGCGTTGAGTATACTCCTGAAGCTGTTAACGCTTTAGTGAAAAATCCCGCGACTTTAAAAGAACTTGTTTTAAACGTAACTAAGTTTGGTAGGGTAACTCCTGAGACAGAGACATTTAAACCTCTTACACGAGAATCAGAGTTTACCCCAACATCTCAACTGTTACAGAACCCCCAGCTATTATCACGCGCAGAAAAAGTAGCACTAGGGCGAGATACTGTAGATAGTATGCTGTTAGAGAAGGGTATAGAAGACGCACGAATACGGCAAATATTTGTAGACGAATACGTAACAGGTAACTTCTATCAATCACTATCAGAGAGGCTAGGGGAAGCAGGACAGTTTGCTGGTAAGGCTATTCCCGGATTAGGTATACTAGGATACCATGCTTCAGCAGCAGGTATTGATGCTATATCCAAGGGTACAAACTGGTTTGATGAGTGGGGAGCTAGACAGAACAAAATAAAACAATCCTTCGACACTTTTAACAAAGGTCTTGACAGCTATGTAATTGGTAATCCAACTATGGCTATTCGTTTTAACAATGCCATACAGGACAATCTAGATAAACAATTAGAAGAGGGTCGAATATCTCAGGAAGAGTATGATGATATTTTATTCATTCAGGATGAGCAGGGCAATAAAGTACGCAAGGATATAATAGACACGGACACAGCAGATTCTTTAATTCGTCTGGGCATGGAAGAACTTCCACTAGAACAAAAGTTTGGTGTTATATTTATAGAAAACCTACTAGGAATGGCAGGTCCCGGACAGATAAAGGGTGCTAGGTCAATTGCAAAGCTTACTAAAGCAGTGGCTGCTCAAAAAAATAAAAACCCTACTTTATATCAAGAACTTATAAACATAAAAGACCCAGTACAACAATTTTTAAAATTAGAGGCATCAAACGCAAGAACTAATATAAACATCCGAAACTTGTCTGTTGGTGTTCTTCAACAGAGAACTGATGCTAGTGTGGATAAGCTTGCAGATATGATAAACGAACAGGGGCAGAAACTGGATGCCTTTAAGATGGCAGGAACATCTAGTACAGACAAAGCTTACATTCTGGCTAAAAGAGAATATAGCGATTTAACAAACCGAATGTTAAGGGCTAAATATACAGGTAAAGTCTACCCTTATATAAAAGAGGTGGGGTCGGATGCTCTCCTAATATCGGCAGGACAATTGTATGCCCGCGAGTTTCTTGCAGAACCTATGGGAGTAAGTCCAGAAACAGCAGAAGTTGTGGGGATGTTTGGTATGATTATGGGAGGCAGTAAAATTACTAAAGCACTTGTAGGTCAAGTTGCTAAGAGTGGTTCTAGTCCTCGTATAGGCATAATTAGAAGTGCTACTTCTACTCTAGATTTTATTGCAAATTTTGCTACCCTAGGAACACTTAGATTAGCAGGGCTAAAGCTTAATGATGGCACACTAAGAACTTACGAGGAAGCTATCGGTAGAAAATTAGAGCCTGATGAAGTTAAAGGAATACGCTCATCTATAAAAGTTATAAACAACCTAAGTCCTGATGAACAAGACCAAGTTCTAGCTGCGGTAGATGAATACGTAGAATTAAAAGATGCAATTGTAAAGTCTTTTCCAGAGAATGAGCAAGCAGAGATGAGTAGGTTGTTTAAAACTACTTTTGGAAATGCAACTGGTCTTACAATGATAGGAGCAGTAAATTCAATAGGTATGAACACTGTAGATGTCAGAGAGTTGTCAAAATTTAAAGCAAGCCCTTTGTTTGAACAAAGCCAAGCTGCCATGCGAGGGGCTGAAATGACTGAAGCGGCTCTAGATAATCTTGAACGTATGATTATAAAAAATAACATGGGACAAAGCAGTGAGGTGTTTAAATTTGTTCAAGCTAGCAGAGACTCGTTAGAGAAGTTTAGAGCAAGTCAAATAGCCCTGTTAAATCAAAAGCTAGACACCTTGGATACTATACGAAATAAAATAATATTAGACCCTGACGCAGATATTCCAGAGAACTTTATGTCTGATATGATTGAAGCAGATATAGGATTGCGAAGACTAGCTGGGGAGACTGTAGATAGGAAAACTATATTACAAGAAGTAAAAACAGATATATTTGCGGCTCTGACCTCACGGGTTGAAATATTAAAAGGTAAACGTGGGGAGGGAGCATCCTACTACAATAATTTAGGTAGGACTGTCGAGGAAGTATTTGATACTCAGATAGACGCTCTATGGGCAACAGGTCATGCCGCATACGAAGGGGTTAGAGAGGCGGCTAAGAACGCACCTACAATAGACTTAACTGAATCTGTAGAGTTTCTTATGAGCCAAGCAGGAGAAAACGCGTACGAACAATTCTTCAGTGCAGGTGGACAGTTCTTTGCAGGAAGATTAGGTCGTCAAAATTTAGAAGTATTTAATGGTATGGTTGAAAGAGCTATACCAAACATAGAAGAGTTAAAAGAAACTCTAATACTAAACGGTGTAAGCCAAGAGCTTGTAGGGAGTATGAAAAACGTAGAACTTGCTATGGAGTTAAAAAGAATCAATCCTAACTTCAAACCTTTCTCTCAATTAAATGCCTATGAAGTAGATGTTATACGCAGGTCTTTCAGAGATTTTGCCTCTAGAAAACAAACTCCTGAGTTAAGCAGTGTATATTTAAACTACGAGACAACTCTAGATAATGCAATAAAAAAATCAAGCCCTGAAATGTTTAATATTCTTCAAGAGGCGCGAAGTACTTATAGAAGCGAGGTAGGAGATAGATTAAGACCGGGAGGATTCTTAAATAAGTTAGATAAATCAAAACAGGGCGGGGAGATAGTTACCTTTAAAGAAGGTGACATGTTTAAATATGCGTACGGAAATTTAGACCCAAACAGTATATTTAGACCTATATCTAACAATATAAGCCTATCCATTAAAGGCAGTTTTGATGCAGAACAAACTATAGTAACAAGTATTAAATCTATAGAAACACAGTTTGCAGATACTGTAGGCGGGGATAGAATGTTTGACTTAACTACGGAAGCAGGTCTAGCAAAGTTTAATGGTCTAAGCATGGCTCTTGGAGAAAAGGTATTCGCAGATTTTATAGATAGTGCTATAAAAAATTTTGAGGGAGGAATAAACACAGGATTTAAAGCACAAGGCGGGTACAAGCTTGATAATTTTAAGGACATGGATATAATACATGATTTGTTAAAAGTAAAAGTTAAAACTAAGGACGGAATTACTACAAGACCGTTAGTTAACCTATCAGACTTGTATGCAGACCATCGAAGTTTGGAAAAATTTGTTCAAGGTAATAAAGAAGCTCAGGGAGTTTATAAAAACCTCGTATCAAATTTCAATGATAAACAGGGTTCACTTAGGAGAAGTATTCAAGGTGATATAACAAAACAAGATAACGCATTAGCAGAATTATCTGTATTTACAGGTAATCTTAGTCCAGATAATTTTTATAGAACTTATATACTTGATGGTAGTGTTGATGAAATAGACTTTCTGAAGGATGCCTTTATAAAAACTCAAGTAAGTCAGATGGGCAAGAGTACAGACGAGGCTGAAGCTTTGTTTAATTCTGCAATAGGCAGTTTAGTTGCTAAAGGTTTTAAGAATAGAGGAGGTTTACAGCCTGTATCGGGTGCTACTTTTACAGCTATGAGCAGGGATGTTCCTATAGCTACTCAGTTTATGACTCCTGAACAACTACTAATGGATGTTCGCACTGCAGAGAAGGGTGGCGTTAGAGAGAATTTAATTGCTGTACTAGGAGAGGAGCATGTTGGTTATTTAGAAAATATATCCAAGTTTTTAGTTCGTTCCAAACAAAGTTCTGCAAGATTAGATGGGGTTGTATCTGCCCCTACCGTTGCTGGTATACAGAGTAGATTGTATGGATTGGCTAGGGGAGTTGTAAACCCCTCATATGTAGCAACGGAATTTATGGTAAACTTAGCTTTAAGAAGTAATATAAGTTTATTAGAAATGACAGTGCAAAATGCAGATGCTGCAAATATAATATCTAAAATGTTCAAGACACCTGAGCTAGTAACAAAAGTTGATATGGAAAAATTAGAACCTATAGTAACTGAATTTGTGCTTACAGAACTGGCTAGACAGGACTTGTATCTACCAGAATTAAATGAAATATTTTTAGTACCTAACGAGGAAAATGAAGATGAATAGAACAAAGGGCGACCTAAATAACGACGGCAGGATGTCTGACTATGAGAACGCTAGGCAGACTGCCATAGAAAAAAACATTAAAAAGGAGAAGAAGATGGCAGGCGGTGGAATGATGAAACCCATGACTAAGATGGGTCACGGTGGCGAAATGAAGAAGATGGGCAAGGGCGGTAACATGATGAAAACCTACGCTTACGGTTCTATGGTTCGCAAGCCTATGCAGATGGGAGGCATGGCAATGTCAGCTAACCCTATGGCCCCTCGTGAACAGAAGGGTATGGCAGGCGGTATGTCTGGTATGATGTATGGTGGCATGATGAAGAAGAAGAAGAAGTCTTAGATACTTCTATCTGTCTCAACACACTTGTACTGAAATGAATGGGGAATACCTGACGGTTCTACTAGGTGGATAATCAGGTCTTCCCTCATTTTTTGTGCGCGGATGATGCACTCTTCTTCTGTAAAGTAAGGACCGTAGTCGTCCACCCATTCTGAGCATTTAGGTTCTTGATTTAACATGTAAGCGCAAGATAATACGTAAGCTGTAAACATCACACATACCTTCCTGAGTTATTCATAACTTCATCTGCATTCTGTCTTAGGTAACGTATGAGAAACGATACCTTGAATGTTCCTTCATACTGGGGAAACTTGTTCTCCATCTCCCTAGCAAAATCGTCGGGGTTCACAGAGTTATACTCTAACTCCACGTTCCCGTCAGTATTAAGTTTGCAGGTAAGACTAAACAAGTCTGCTCTAGGTTTCTTTGGCATTCTTATAAGCCTTTATAACATCTGAAGAAAACAACTTCTGCAGATTAACAAGATACATTCTAGACGCACCGTTGTCCCCGCCTGACACGGTGCGTTTTTCGTCTAGGTTGTCTATGATACGTTTGAGGGACGGCACATCAAAGACGAGTGTTGCAAACGTATCGTCTCCTATGCACAGGTTGTGAAACCAGTAGTCTGATTCTGTAGACGATATGCCAGAGGGTTTGCCATAACATTCATACTCTATAGCAATGTTACCTGTTCTAACCCACATGTTCCGTTCTGACTTAACTTCTATTTTCTTGTCTTGCAACATGTCGGCAACTCGCTGTTCACGAACTTTACCGTAAGATAAATCTAGGTCAAACTTCTTTCTATCCTGTATTTTCGGCTGTAGGTTCAACTTCTGTATCCTCCGTAGATTTTATTAGTTTAGCAATAAACACCTCTTTGGCTACTCGTACCTGAGCTATTTTTAAATTTAATTTATTCTCATCATCCTGCAAGAGCCTTACCTGTGTAGCAAGATATTTCTGCTCTTCAGTTAGGGAGTCTTGGTCATACTCTTGTCCGTTTATTTTCATCTTTACCTCTAAATCTGTGTCTAAAAAATACTATTAAGTTAATGACGGTGTTGACGCTGATAGCTGTAATCATACCAACTTCCCACCAGTTTGGTGTATAGTCTATAATCATCCTGCGTTTAAGTCAACCACTTCACATACTCCTGCAGTACAAGCTAACTCCCGTGAGCCAGAAGTGTTGTCCTCTTTCTCAAAGTCTGCCATCTTGTCCCAATCGATAGTTACATGCTTGTGGGCAATTTGCCACTCATTATAGGCATCTACGTCTATGTCCTGATAGGGTGCTTGCTGATAGGTGTGGTCAGAGTGTGGCAGGAAGGATACCCCAGAAGCAACGTCAAAGTTCTCATACACCCATGCTCCTACTTCCATCCACTCTTCTTCCTTGACGGTTATGGTGACACTAGGCTTGTGTTCACACCAGTTGAGGGCATACGTCTTCCACAACTCCAATTGTTCTACAGCAGTTAGTTGAGTACGTGTGACTGCTCCTGTAGGAGACTTCATAGCAAAACTAAACACCGTTGTAGACTTTGGTTTCATCACATCAGGTTCGGCAGGAACACCCTCGTTCACCAAGAACTGCGTTAAGGGGTCTTTGTTGTCACCCCTAACAGTGCGTATATAATAGTCATTGTGCCTAGCGTGAATACCACTAGCCGCGTCCACTAACTGAGACACAGTACCCGACGGCTTTACACAAGTAATGGCAACGCTCTGTGGGATTCCAAGCATCTGGGCATACTCTTTGTTGACCGCTACCGCTTCGTCTCTCATCTCGCGCAACCACTTCGCGCTGTCCACGTTCTTTGATAGAACGGGATGGTCCATGATACCAGTTAAGGATACTCCCAATAAACGTTCTTCTTCTGTGTTGTCTTTCCATACTTTCCTCAGGTATTTAAAATCTGTAAGGGTTGATTGGAGTGTCCCTAGAATAGTAGCCAGACGAACTTTACGTTTCAAGCTCTTGAGGTCATCACTCTCGCGCACAACCACTTCCGATAGATTGCAAAATTGATACGGACGTAGGATAATCTCCGAACATGGATTAGTTCCCCACATGTGTCCTGTCTCGCGTCTGCCATTCTTTGCAACTTGTCTGTCTGCCGCATCACGATTAAAGATGCCACGCTCCCCAGACTTACTATCATATAGAGCTAACCACTCACGCATGAATGTGCCTATCTCTGGCTTGCCCTTGTAGGCAACAGAGTTATTAGATAGAGCGCGTTGTGGTTCGTTGTCCCACCACTGCCCTGCCTTGGCATGAGCCATCTGGTCATCGTTGAGGTTTGACAGACTGATTAGGGCTGACCTACGCACACCCCCAACAACCACAACCTCGCCTACTTTACACATGATGTCGTGGCATTCAATAGGGTATAGTCTCCTACCCTTTGCCTTTGTAAACACCTCTATGCAGAACCTAAACAAGTCAACCAATGGTTGCGGTCCTGAGGCTCTACCGCCCATAATCTTCAGACGAGAACCTGCCTCTCTAACCTGAGACACATCCCACACAGGAACTTCCCCCGCATACAGTAGTGCAATCAACTCCTTGAAGGCTTTCGCCCAGCCGGGTTTACTGTCTGCCACCTGTATCACAGTATAGGAGTTACTGAAAGTATCACTAATTATCGGTAGCTTATCGACGTTCTCACGTTCTACGCTGAAGCCTACTCCTGTTCCACACATAAGTATATACATACACTCATCAAAAGAACGAGGACTATCAACAGGAATATAAGAACAATTATATCCACAAATGTTATCACGAGATAGTGCAGTCCCTGCTGTCATCATTGCCCTCATAGAAGGCATTACATCTAAACTTGTTATACCCTCTATTATATCGTTCTTGTCCTGTTCAGGCAACTTAACAGCGTGCTTAACGTGTGCATGGTCTAGCATAAAGTTTACATATCGCTCTACTGTTTCGTTCCAATCTTCTCTGCGCTGACTATCATCTATCCAACGAGCGTAGCGGGACTTGTGTATAAACTGCTGATATGTGCTTGGTAACATGTTATTCATTAGGTTCTCTTCCTTCCAATTGGTTAATACGCATCTCTATATATCTTATCGCTTTCTTCAAATCTTGCACTTCATCCGTGTCATCCTTAGTTCCTGCACGCATAACATACTTTATAACGTTGCCCATCCAGAAGGATAGCTCGTTCTTCATTATAAACGATACGGGTTCAAACTCATACTGTTCATAATGCTTAGGGTTTTTAACTACGTCAGACTGTAACTCTGCCTGTTCTAATCTACGTGTCATGTAATCTTCGTGGGTTTCTTGAGTCATTGTTCCTTACCAAAATCTACCTTTATTATATTGCCAGTTCTAGACAAGACCTTCTCTACAGCCTCATCCACCTCGTCATCGTCTAACTCTATCTGTATATTATCTATTGCAGCCATAAACTTAGTACGCGCTACTCCCGCATCCCAGATAGTATCAAAGTGGTTCTCCATAAGTTCAATAATTCCTGACAGAATTACCATACCTGCAGGAACTTCTGGTTCACCATCACTAGATGTGTTCGTATCATATGCCGCCATAGTAAAGCTATCTGAATCATTATTATTAAGTATAAGATAATAACGTCCACCTAGAAGACTTGCAACCTCTAATTTTCTATCCATATCATCTGTTGACATTCTTAAACCACTCCTCTGGGATAGCACCCTCTGCCCAAGGAAATTCGTACTTGGTTGCCCACATACTATATGTAGTCTTGCTACCCCTATAAATTTTATTTCTAGCATTTAAGAAAACTATACGAATATCCAAGTCGGGGTACTGTTGTTTAATCAACAACATCTTAACCCTGTCTCCCTTATCGAAATGCCCCTTCGCTTCTATGTAAATGTCTTGGTCTACAAGATAAAAGTCAGGGGTATACACACGAGGCTTTGGTATGTACGGTAGTTTCTTCTTCTCATACTCAAACGCTATCTTCTGTTGTGATAAATTTTTTGCTATGTTTATCTCGAACATAGAACGGTACTTTGTATTTCTCATAATCCTTGAAGCGGAAACTCCTGCTTTATCCTCTCTAGCCTTCTTAATAGATACTGTTCTACTTTTGGGGTGTGTTTTTCTAAATTGTTTAGCTCGTCGCTTAGTCGCAACGTCGGAAGACATATGGTTGCCCCTCTCCTTAGTTGATACATTATAGCCTGTGATTCTTCTTCAATCTTCTTTATGTCCCGTGCTTCTGTGTCTGACACGAGATGCCCAGACTTAGAGAAGTTGTTTTTTACTGTAAGGGGAAAGGAAGTTTGTAAGCTCCTAACTTCAACAGTTGCAGGGTCGCCTCCCCTACTCTCATGGCTCTCTACAAACACACACATCAACTGCGGGTTTAACTTCATAATCTTTATAGGATATGTTTCGGTGAAAAGTACTGGCACTACACTTTCCTTGTCTTAACTGTAGTGTACCATGCCATTGGGGGAAACTTAGCCTTAGACGTGACCTTAGGCAGATGTTCTGCATTCTTCCAACATATACTCTTAAAGGAGCAGAAGGTGCAGGTCTTAGGCATCAGTTTATTGCCTGTTTCAACTTTCTGTTTTGAGACGGTGTAAGTCTCGTCTGTAGGTGTGAAGGGTATTTTGAACCCTTTATCTTCTAACAGGCTACGTACGCGCTCCTTAGCGTCAGCAATGTACTGTTTCCTGTCTTCCTCTTGGTCTTCAGGAGCTTCAGCAAAGGCCCACTCTCCTGACGACTTATTTATGGCTATCCACCCACCAAACGGCATACCCTGCGCTTCTGCATATAGGAAGCCCTGCATCATGTATCCGAAGGGGTCATCTTCTTTTATAACATCGTAGCCACCACGGTTGGCAAACTTATTATCATACGACCACGGGCTTGTAGACTTTATATCCCAAACCTTATCTACCCCATCATTCATAATGAGGTCTAGAGTACCCTTAACTATTGTACCGTCTATGTCTAGTTCACAAGCTCGTTGAGTATCCACAACTTTGACATCCGCAGACTTGAGAACAAACACAGCAACAGCTTCAATCAAGTCACCCATGAGGAAACGCATGATGTCGTTATACCCCATCTCCTGCTTGTTACCCTGTTGCTCTAGCTTCTGCTGACATAGGGGACGACCAAGCCCCGACATACGTATTCGGTAGCCTTCTTTGCGAGATAGTTGTTTTCTAAGAGACTCTTTGCAGTCCTCACCAAACTGCTCTATTAAATGCTCAAGACGAGAAGAGTCTACCTCTCCTCGCCCTGCACGTTTAAGAAAGTCCTGTACTTCAAACAGGGCTAACATTAGCCGAATCGTTGTGCTAAATCAACGTCCTCGTCTGTTGCTACAAGTTTAAGGGAGTCACGATGCTCCTGTAGCACCTTCTGATTAGAAGCAGACACACCATCATGGAAGCTCTGTAATAATTCCTTTGCTTCTACAGTGAAGGGTATTTCCTTAACCAACTCTGGTTGTGGTATCCAGTAGGTCACTCCACCATTCGCCATACGTTTGGTCTTCAACTCTATATAAGCAGTAGGCAGTGGTATCTTATTACCAAGCTTCTGATTTATAAAGTCATTTATAGGTCTGAACCCTGAACGTTTGAAATAGGATATAAATGGTAAGTCCTTCACAGGTGTCTTCTTACCTTGAGCATTCTTAGCATCAGGCATATCAACCTTACCATATAATATCACGTTGCACGTTACCGACTTACTAAGAAGCAACTGCGGGTCATCATCAGATAGCTCCCCCTCTTCTGCTCGTGTCAGTCGTCCACACTTCATCGTCCCCAGTTTGTCAGGGAATGAGTCAGACATCTTCTTACGTTGCACTGACTTACAAGAGAAAGTGTTCTCCTCTGTGTCAAACACACTGTACTCATAAGTCCTCATCATTGGAACTATAAAGGCAGATTCGGCATACACCATCTCTGAGCCATTATACATCTTCCATGTACCACGTTTGAGGGTTTCCCCATTCTCCGTGTCTGCATCGTAATTGATGCGAAGCGATGATAGTGCATCACTCTTTGATTCAGCCAATCCGTCCTGCCCTAGCATGGCAATAAGACTAGCGTTATCGTCTCCTACATTAACGTCAAATTCATTAATTAAGTCTAGTTCTGTACCCATTTCTTTCTCCTTGGGTTGGTTGCGTAAAATCATTATACTTCTAACACGGCTTCTAAGTCAAGCCAGTTTTTACCCATCTTTAATTCAATGCCTATTGGCATGTCATACTCGTTACCATAACGACGAAGTGTCTCCTGTGGTAGGGACAGCATTGCTTCAGCCATAATATCAATGCACTGCTGTTCTTCAGAAGGGTAAACATCTATCACTATAGAGTCGTGAACTGTGTTGCAGATGAGAGATTTCATACCTGCATTTTTCATATCGTGGTACAACTTAACCAAGGCTATGGGCAACAGGTCAGCCGTGGCAAATCCCTGCACAGGATAATTACATATAGCAGTGCGGTTGGTCGCTGTACCCCAATCCGTCCACTTGGAATCGGGGAAGGCATACACCCTACCCGACGGCAGAGTTATCTCTTTCTTGGTTACAGCATCCTTCTGTAAGTCCTTATGCCATTCTTTAACACCTGCATACTTATCCTTGAACGCTCTATAGTATCTCTGTTGGCTATCCGTTCCGCTAACTCCACCGTATAAGGGTTTGAAAGTATGGGCTTTTGCCTCTTGGCGAGTGCAGCCAATGATGCTAGCAGTATAACTATGAACGTCTGTACCCGCCTCTACATCTAGTCGGATGTTGTCATCCTTGGCTAGATACCCTGCAACCCTAAACTCCAGTTGTGCGTAATCACCTTCTAGGATTGACCCGCCCTCAAACCTACTCTCTATAGCCTTGCGGATAGCAAACGTCGAACCCCGTGGCATGTTCTGGAAGTTAGGATTGCGACTAGACAGTCTACCAGTAGCTGTGATGCATTGCATATACTCTGTGTGTATGAAGCCGTTGCTGTCGACATTGTTGAACATACCCTCTACGAATGAACGTAGATATGTTCGCAGGGCAGAGTATCGTATGTAGCTCTGTGCAAACTCCTGAGCTTCCCCTCGTAGTGTTAGGGACACGTCCTCTAGGGTAGTCTTGTCTGTCTTGAAACCACCTGATGCTGTATCGAATGCGTCCCGTGGTAGAACTTTAAAACCTGCGACTTCGTTAAGCTTCTTATATCGGACACCCTTACCCTCGCAAAGCTTGCAGATACGAACAGCCTTCCCCAGACTACCATCCTTCTTGAGAGGAGAGTAACGTCCTGTACCCCTACAGGCAGGACATTGTGAACCTTCCGTCTTATAGACTACATCTGTGTGTCGTATGACATGATGCTTAAACTCTGTGCGCGTCATGCGCTTACGTAGTTTTGGTTTCTTAGTAGCCCCGCGAAACTCGTGACCAAGATTGAAGAGGATAGCCCACTGCTTCTTGTCCTTCACTTTACAAGAGTATAACAGCATAGACCTATCATCAGGACTATCCAAGTTGACAGGGGTATCTCCCATAGCATTCCGTGCTAGTTCGTTTAGCCTACGTTCAAGGACAAACATCTCCTGTTCGTATTCTTCTTTAATCTGTAGCAGGGTGTCTGTATTTATTTTTATGCCATTCTGTTCTACATGCGCCAGAATGTCAGTCATCTCAAACGACAAGCGTAGTGTGGGTAACAGGTTCATTAAATATCTCCTCAAACGATGAGCCAAAGGCTTTGAGTTGTTCTAGGGCTACTTGCTCTGTAGCCAGTACGTCGGCTATACCGTACTCTACTATCGTGTCCCACGGTATATCGTAGAAAGTCTTGCCCTCCTTGAAGTAGGGAGTAATGAGGTCTTTCTCCTTCTGCACTCCACCATACTTCTCTGCAACAGAAGCAAGCGACAAAGCCCAACGTCTTGCCTTCGATAGAATATATTCTGAAACCATCGTATCATAAACTTTCCCTTCATACTTAAAATTAGATTCACGTATCCATGACAGGTCAAATTTAATATTGTGTCCTATCACAATGTCGGCACGGTCTAGCTCCGATTGAAACCTGTCGAACGCGTCGGGTGTTGGTTCTTCTGTACTGTGGTAGTAACAGTCGTAGGTTACGTCTTCCTCGTGTAGCCACTTGTATCCTATTGCCACAAGCATATTGCCAAAGTAGGGCAGGGGAGTGGTAGACCCATTAGCTTTTTCTTTGTGGGTTGTCTCCACATCAAACGTTAGGATATTAGTCATGCTCCCCCCCGTTGCCCCTACCTAGCCCACCGAAGTATTGAGGTCTGCGCTTTGCTGTTTCAAAAGTTCCAACAGTGATGAATATCCCTGCAAGCAGTAGAGCATGTATAATAGCACTAATACCAAAGGCAAGGACTGAACCTAGATACATACTGAATATAATGCACCACATCCAAGCTAAGACTTGCATTATCATGTGTCGAGTATTCATGTCAGGTATGTTAGACAGCGGGTTCTTGGTGCTGTCCATAATGTTTCTATATATTCCTAGCATGAGCAAATCGCCTTCCCCAAAAGTTCTACAACAACTATGTAAGCCCCACAAGCAAATACAAACATGATGAGAAAACGCAACACGTTGTCCATACTTGGGTCTTGCATCTCATCCTTGTTCATCCAGAAGGTAAGTATCTTAATAAGCATCAGTAGTATACTCCCGTGTTTATGTCGATATGGCTTGTAAACATACCATGCCACCCATTGAGTTTGTTCTTGGATATGCAGATATGTCGTGCGGTGTTCTCCTCATCAGAGCCACCCGTCTTGCCAATACCTATGATGACATCCGCTTCTCCTGCCTTACCAGTTCGCGAACCATCCAACATAGCATAGTCAACAAATTGACGGTCATGGGCATCGTAGCTAGCCTGAGACACAGACCAGAGTAGTAACTTGTTACGCTTGGCTATCTCACGAGCCATCACATACGTTTCCTTCAAGCGTTCGTCGCCCCTGTTAAACTCCCCATCTATTCTAAACTTGTCTAGCTGGTCACAGAACATGACATCAGGTTCGTTTAGTTGAGCGTAGTCATTTAGTTCAGCCATAGACGTGCCTACAGAATCCATAACTGTGAGGTAGGGTTCTATTCTGTCTGTGTAGATGGAGTGGAGCATGTGCATCTCCTCTTCCATTGCATGTCGTGTCAAACCAAAATAGGATTGTATTATACGCAACTTAATCTTTGGGGCAGGTTCTTCGTTAGCCCAGTAGACAACACGCTTGCCTTGTTTGATGTAGCTAGAAGCTAGGAAGGAACAGAACGTTGTCTTACCTACCTCAGGTCTAGCAAAGATGATACCCAAGTTACCCCTGTCCATGCCCCCAAGGTTCTGGCTCATCAGTTCCCAATCGAAGGGGAAGTCAGGGTCAGATACAGACTCTTTAACTAGGTCGGAGAAGTCCGTGACAACCTCACTATAGGTAGTCTTGTCAGACATCCTGCCATCCTCTACCATATCAATCAGGGTCTTCAGTTCCCCGAAGTGTTCGGACTCACCAGTGAAGATTGCTATAGCCTTCTCACCTATCTGCCTAGCCTTATCTCTAACCCAGAAGTTCCTAACCACATCCATCTCCAACTCCATGTTAGGAGACATCTCTGTAGGTATCGAATCTATAGTGTCATATATTTCTTGTATTGCACTGCTTGGCATCGCAGGGTTACGGTCATACACCACCGCTGATATTTGTCGTGGGTGCATGTCTTGTTCGTACTTCTTGTGTGCGTAACCAATGCAATCAAATATTGTTACATCTCTACCCGTAAACATGTCCTTAGTGACTATGTTCTTTACCTTCTGGTAGAACTCGTAATTGAGTAGGTAGCCTAGTACCTGTTTCTCAATCGTAACTTGCGAGTACTCTTTCTCTTGTGTCATCTCTCATGTCCTTCAAATCTTGATTTAAAATCATCATCTTTGTCGTTACGACATCTTGTAATTTAATTACAATATCTAGTGCTTTCTTTGTAGCATCCTTATCAAGAGCTACATAGAGCTTTTTATATCTGCGTAGGATAGGTATGTAACTATCCAGTAGGCTTGTACCTAGTAATGCTATTCCTGTAAAACTACATGAAACACTACAAGCACTAGCACAATCTTCAACAATAATCCCCACGCGTCCGCTACCGCAAACGAAAGGATAACCACTTCTTCCATATCTCCACCACTTCGGTTTTTCATCTGTTAAACTTCTACCAACTGCATCCACAACCCTATTACCATCCTTAATCAGGTACACCACACGATTGCGTTTGAAATCAAATCGTAGGTCTACCCAACCACTATTGTAGGCTTTGGATACGTTGACACTCCTAATATAACTGAAAGCCCTCTCACTACGAGATATCGGGACAAACGTGTCAGGCTCTTCAAACACAAGACTAGGTTCTATTTTTTTTGAAGAATGTACTCTTAATGGAAGAGAGGATGTATTATCTATAGTTAGTCTTAGCTTAGTCCGTCCCTTAGCAGTACACTGTGCATGGAAACAGTTGAACAATCTCTGCCCATTCTGTTCCGCTACACTAAACGTGTTCTTCCTATGGCAGAGTGGACAGTCCATACGAACTGTACCATTCGG